GTCGGCTATCACCTCTCGGCGCTCTACTCGCCGGTGGGCTGGCTCGGCTGGGACCGGATCGCGCGCGCCTGGGAGGCGGCCCGAGGCTCGGACGAGGCGATCAAGGCTTTCCGCAACACGATCCTCGGGGAGACATGGGTCGAAACCGGCGAAGCACCAGACTGGCAGCGGTTGGCGGACCAGCGCGAGACCTGGGACGGAGGGACTGTTCCTGAGCGGGGCTTGTTCCTGACCGCCGGGGCGGACGTTCAAAAGGACCGCATCGAGGTCGATGTCTGGGCCTGGGGCCGCGGGCTGGAGAGTTGGCTGATCGATCACCTGGTCATTGAGGGCGGGCCCGGCGACCCGGCGTGCTGGCAGCAGCTGACCAATTTGCTTGGTCAGACCTGGGGCCATGCCTCCAGTCAGCCGATGACCTTGGCACGGCTGGCGATCGATACCGGCTACGAGACAAGTGCTGTATATGCCTGGTCGCGACAGGTCGGCTTCGCGCAGGTGGCACCGGTCAAAGGCGTCGAGGGCTTCAACCGCTCCAGCCCGGTCACTGGCCCGACTTATGTGGACGCGACCATCGCAGGCAAACGGCTGCGGCGCGGGGCGCGGCTTTGGACGGTCGCCACCTCGACCTTCAAGACCGAGACCTATCGCTATTTGCGCCAGGACCGGCCGACGCGGGAGGAAATCGAGGCTGGGCACCTTTGCCCGCCCGGAACGATCCATCTGCCAAACTGGGCGGACGGCGAGTGGTTGAAGCAATTCACGGCCGAACAACTGATCACGGTGCGCACCAAGCGCGGCTTCGCCCGGCTCGAATGGCAGAAGTTGCGAGAACGCAACGAAGCGCTTGACTGTCGGGTCTATGCCCGCGCCGCCGCTTGGATATTGGGCGCTGACCGTTGGTCCGATGCGCGGTGGACTGATCTGGAAGCACAGGTCGGGATCACGGCGGAGGACATGGCTGAGGACGGGGCGGGAAACACCACGCCCGCTTCTCGGCGTGCGGGACTACAGCGGCGCACCGTGCGCTCAAGTTACATGAGGTGAGTTGATGTCCACGATTGCCGATCTCCGTGCTCGCCGCGAGACCTTGGCCGTTCAGCGTTCCTCAGGCGTGGCGCGTGTCAGTTATGACGGAAAGACGGTGGACTATCGCAGTGTAGCGGAGATTGACCGGGCCATCGAGGCGCTCGACCGCGAGATTGCGGCCGCCGAAGGACGAAGGATCGTTCGGCAGGTGCGTGTGACGACGGCGAAGGGGCTCTGATCCATGGGCCTGTTCGATCGCTTTCGCCGCCGGAATCCAGGTGGTCCTGCTGCGGTGTCAGCGCGCCTCGAAGGCGCTATGGCGAAACGACGGCTTCGCGGATGGAACCCGCCGCTAGAGAACATCAATTCGCTGGTCGCCTCGGGCGGTCCCCGCCTGCTGGCGCGGTCGCGCGAACTGGTCGTCACGAACGGCTATGCCGCCAATGCCTGCGAGGCATTTGCGTCGAACATGGTCGGCGATGGGATCAAGCCCTCGTCGCTAATCACCGATGCGGCGTTGCGTGACGCTATTCAGCAGCTCTGGCTCGCATGGACGGATGAGGCTGACGCGGACGGTTTGACCGATTTCTACGGCCTGCAAGCCATGGTTGCTCGGGAGATGTTCGTCGCGGGCGAGTGCTTCGTGCGTCTGCGCCCACGCCGCGCCGAGGACAGCCTTCTCGTACCGCTGCAACTGCAGCTGCTGCAGTCAGAGATGCTGCCGTTCGAGAAGACCGAGACGGCGGGAAACGGCAATCGCATCCGCTGCGGCATCGAGTTCGACGGCATCGGTCGCCGGGTGGCCTATCACTTCCGCCGTCGCCATCCGGGCGACAGCACGGATCAGGGGGCTGTGATCCCGGAAACGGTGCGCGTGGCTGCCGCCGATGTGCTTCATATTTATCGGCCAATCGACGCAGGCCAGATCCGGGGCTTGCCGCATGTGGCGCCCGCCATGGTGCGGCTGTTTCTGCTGGACCAGTACGACGACGCCGAGCTTGACCGGAAGAAGACGGCGGCGATGTTCGCGGGGTTCATCACCAAGACCGCGCCGGAAGATCCGATGATGGGCGAGTCCGAAGTCGATCTGGACGGCGCTGCGATTGCCAGCCTCGAGCCGGGCACGATGCAGGTGCTGCTGCCGGGCGAGGATGTGAAGTTCTCCAGTCCTGCAGACGTGGGTGGCGGCTATGAGGCGTTTCAATACCGGACGCTCTTGTCGGTATCAGCCTCACTGGGCCTGCCGTACCACCTCGTCACCGGGGACGTGCGCCAGGCGAACTATTCGAGCCTGCGGGCAGAGCTGGTCGAGTTCCGCCGCCGCATCGGTCAGTTGCAGCACGGGGTGATGGCCCATCAGCTGTGTCGGCCGATCTGGCGGCGCTGGCTTGAGACGGCTGTGTTGTCGGGGGCGCTGGATATCGGCAATCCTGCCGTCGCGCGGCCGGTGCAATGGATACCGCCACGCTGGGATTGGGTCGACCCGCTGAAGGACATCCAGGCGCAAGTGCTGGCGATGGAAGCGGGCATCACCTCGCGGCGCAAGGTGGTCGAGGCCACCGGCTATGACGTCGAAGAAGTCGACCGTGAGAATGCGGCGGATGCCAAACGCGTTGCTGATCTGGGGCTGAGCTACCGCGCGAGCCCCGGCGAGACACAGGGCGCGCGAGCAACGCCCGCCGCGCGGCCTGATCCTGGAGATGGCACAGGCGAAGACACAGGCGATGGATCCGCCTCCACCGATCCCGCCACCGAACAGGAGTGACAATATGACAAGCTGGTATGCGATCCGCGCCCGGGGAACAGGTGCGGAAGTGGCGATCTATGACGAGATCGGTGCCTATGGGGTCTCGGCGAAGGGGTTCCTTGCCGAACTCGGCGCACTGCCCGACGGGACGCCGGTCGATCTGCGGCTGAACAGCCCGGGCGGGTCAGTCTTCGATGCGGTGGCGATCTACAATGCGCTGAAGCGGCACGCGGGCACGGTCACGGTCTGGATCGACGGTATTGCCGCTTCTGCCGCGTCCTATGTCGCCATGGCGGGTGACGAGATCGTCATGCCGGAAAACGCGTTCCTGATGATCCACGACCCGTCGGGTCTGGCAATGGGCACGGCGGGCGACATGCGCGCCATGGCCGATGCGCTCGACAAGATCGCAGGCAGCCTCGTCCGGGGATATGCCGTCAAATCCGGCAAGACCGATGATGAGATCGCAGCGCTGATGGAGGCCGAGACCTGGTTCGATGCGGCCGATGCGGTGGCGGCGGGTTTCGCCGACCGGCTGGCGGAACCTGTGAGGATGGCCGCGCGGTTCGACATTGGTCGGTTCCGCAATGCGCCGCCGGACCTCGTCGAGGCGGTGGCTGTGGCAGACCCAGAGGGCGTTCCGGCCGAAGGCAATCCAGAGACAGGCATTAACACGCACCCAGAGATCGACAGCAATCTGGACGGCGATGTCGAACATGCCGACAGCACCGGCGAGGCGGGCAGCGACGATGCGCCTGTCGAGCCAGAGGGGCAAGTTGAGGCCGACGACATGCCCATCCCTTCGGACCCGATCCCGACACCGGGCGGCGCACCGCCCGATCCCGCCGCGATCCGGGCCGAAGCGATTACCCATGCTCGCGTTATCGTCGATCTCTGCCGCCTTGCAGGCCAGCCGCAGATGGCTGGGCGGTTCCTCGAACAGGACGCAAGTCTCGACGACGTCCGCATGGCCCTTCTGGCTTTGAGGTCCGAGGCCGAACCCGAAATCACGGCCCATCACGCACAACCGGGCCGCAGCACGACGGCCCGCCCATGGGGCGAGATCGTCGCCCGTACCTTCAAGCTGAAAGGATAACCTCATGACCGCACTCACCGAGACCACGCATCCCGGAGGCTTCCTCGTCTGGGAAGCCTTCCGCGACTACACTCGCGAAACCATCACCGTCGCTTCCGGCAAGCTCGATCCGGGCACCGTGCTGGGCAAGATCACCGCGTCCGGCAAATACGCCGCCCATGATCCCGCCGCCGTCGACGGTACTGAAACCGCCGTGGCGGTGCTCTGGGGCAAGGCCGACGCCACAGGCGGCGATGTGCCAGCCGTTGCGCTGGTTCGCGGCCCCGCCGTCGTCAATCGCTACGATCTCGTTTTTGTCGGCAGCCCTAGCGAGGGCGAGATCACCGCTGCCCATGCCGCGCTGCTGGCGGTCGGCATTCTCGTCCGCTGATCAAACCCTCAAAGGAGGCATTCCTATGACCACCATGGATATCTTCGAAGGCGATGCCTTCACCATCATCGAGCTCACTCGTGCTCTGGAAAACATCCCCTTCAAGCCCGCGATCCTGTCGGGTGCCAGCCTGTTCTCACCGCGCGGCGTGCGCTCGCGCACCGTCGTGATCGAGAGCAGGGATGGCACACTGTCGTTGATCCCGTTCTCCGAACGCGGCTCGGCGGCCGAGCAACAGGTCCCCGAGCGTCGCGACATGCGCGCTTTTGTCTGCCGCCAGTTCAAGAAGCAGGACGTGCTCTGGGCCTCTGAAATCCAGGGCATTCGTGACTTCGGCTCGGAAAGTGCGACCCAGCAGGTGCAAAGCGAGGTTGCCCGAAAGCTCGGCCGTTTGCGCCAGGATGCGGAGGCGACGTTCGAATATCACCTGCTAAACGGAATCCAGGGGATCGTGAAGGATCCCAAGGATAGTGCCACGGTGATCAACTATTTCACCGAGTTCGCCATCACACCCGCCACCGAGATCGACTTCGATCTCGACAACGCTACTCCCGGCTCAGGCGCGCTTCGCAAACGCTGCCAGGCGCTGATCGAAAGCGTCGAAGACAGCATGGGCGGGCTCGCGGCCGGGGCCGTGCAGGTCCGCGCGGAATGTGGCTCGGCCTTCTTCGCTGATCTCATTGCCCACAAGGAGGTGCGCGAGACCTATCTCAACACCGCCGCTGCCGCCGATCTTCGCGGCCGGGTTGCCGACGAGGTCAGCTTTGGCGGTATTACATTCCGTCGCTACCGAGGTGGGGCGGGCTTCGGCGTGCCGACCGACAAGGCCTTCTTCTACCCCGAAGGGATGGAGGGGTTGTTCGAGATCTACCACGCACCCGCCGATACGTTCGAGACGGTCAACACGCTCGGTTTGCCGCTTTATGCGCGCACCATACCTGACTGGGATCGCGACGAATGGGTGCGGCTCGAGATCGAGAGCAATCCACTGCCGATCTGCACCCGGCCGCAGGTTTTGCGCTCGGCAAGGCGAACCTGATGTCTGCCTTCGACGCCGCCGTCGAATTGCTATTTGCCGACCCGAACATCGGGCGCGAGGCGGTCTACACCTCCGATGGCGGCGCGCCCATGCTGGTGCGCGTCGTCTCGCGGCAGGCTGATGCGATCACCGACTTCGGCGACGCACGGCTTTGGTCGGAAACGACCCGGATTGACCTGCGTATCGCTGAGGTTCCGGCCCCGCGTCCGGGCGACCGCTTGGAAATGGACGGTGACGCCTTCCTCATTCAGGGTGAGCCCGTCCGCGACCGCGAGCGGCTGGTCTGGACCATCGATCTGAGGCCCGCATGAGACTAAAACTCGACATCGATCCGGACATCGTGGCCATGATGGCAGCCGAGGTCGCGGCGGGCGAACGCGCGGTGACAGCCGCAATGCGCGAGGCCGGGACCGGGCTGAAGACGGCCTGGCGCACACAGATCACCGGCGCGGGGCTCGGGCGGCGGCTGGCAAATTCAATCCGCAACCAGAACTTTCCGCGGTCGGGCGAAAGCCTCGATGCCGCCGCGCTGGTCTGGTCCAAGGCGCCGGTGATTGTCGGCGCTCACGATACCGGCCCGCTGATCCGCTCGAAAGACGGCTTCTGGCTGGCAATCCCGCTGCCCGCCGCAGGTAAATCAACACGTGGCGGTCGGATCACGCCCGGCGAATGGGAACGCCGCACCGGTCTGCGTCTGCGCTTCGTCTATCGCCGGACGGGTCCGAGCCTGCTGGTGGCCGAAGGACGGCTGAACACCAAGGGCCAGGCGGTTGTGTCACGCTCGAAGACCGGGCGCGGGAAGGTTACCTCGCCGATTTTCCTGCTGGTGCCGCAGGTGAAATTGCCGAAGCGGCTGAACCTCGACCGCGACGCAGAGCGAGCGCTCGATAGTGTGCCGGAGCTGATCGTGGCGAACTGGATAGAAAGGTTTGCCTGATCACATTGTACCTGCAACACTTGGGGAGTGCTCACAAGAAGACCCCCGCTCAATGGGCGGGGGTCAGGATGTTATTGGATGACCGATCTTGGTGCGATACGTCCGTTGATCCGGCGCCTAGGCCTTACTTATGATCACCCTTGCCGCCGTTGAACAGCGAGTCGAGGACACCACCGACCTCGTAAGCATCCGTCGTGCCATCGGAATGATGTTCGGCGATCTCGACGCAGGTGTCCGACCAGAATCCGGCCTCGTACAGGTACGAGGTCTCCCCGTCGTCGGACGTCGTGCGGTAGTGGTTGTTATCAACCCATGACTTGTCCTTGCCCATTGTAGTCTCCTTTGCTTGCTGGGGCCGCACTCAAAGGATGCACCAAAAGGCAGAATCTCGTATCTCAGTAGGATCAGAGAAATTGAGACTCGAGGTGTAAACGTTGCCAGTTCCCATTAACCCCGAACTTCTGAAGTCCTTAATCGAGGGTCGTTTTGGTTCAGTGGATGACTTTGCGGTGGCGTGGGGGGAACGCGTCGAGGAAAAGCGGCAGTGCCGTGGGAATGCACGCGATCGAAACACAATCTATCGGTGGCTGAATAATGGAATACCGTCGCGGGTCGACGACTTGTTTGGAATCTGCGGGGCATTGGATATCGATCCGGTGACATTGCTTCCCTGGGACCAGGATTTCATAGAACGTCAGTTCGCCAAAGAACGGCTACGTATCCAAATAAATCCATCTCGACGAACCGATCTTGCGCCCTTTGACGCGATTTTCTTGCCCGGTGTTCATTGGCCCACCAATGAAGTGGCTAACTGCTTCTATGGAAGATCGTGGACGGTTGAGGTCCGCGAACATACTCCATCTGTTGTATCAGGCGTTTATGCTGCTTTCGAACTAAGTGTGAACGCCGACCAAGCCACTCCTCTGGCATTTCACTTTGCTTGGCGAAGGACCGACGCTCGCGACCAGATGTGGCGGCCGTACGGCTCGGTGGTACGATATTCCGACCGGACGCTGCTGGTTTCGGAGAGTGGCGATCTTCAATCGGTGAGCGTCAAAAACGCCGGCGACTCGACAGTTGTGGAAACCTTTTTCGGTGCAGGACCCGCGATGTTCAAGATAGCAAGTATTCACAGTTTCAGTCTCTCCGTTCAGGTGCCATCTCAAGCACCGCAGGCTGTTCGTTTTAAGGCCTAGATATGCCCACACCCCGCGAAACCATCCTCGCCGCGCTGCACGTGCGGCTTTCGGCGCTATCCGCCACCGCCCTGCGCGGTGAAGTCCTGCCAGAGCGCGTACCCACGGCTGGCCTGCTGATCCTGCGCGACGGCGAACCCGGCGAGCCCGAGGTGACGCTATCGCCGCTGAGCTATCACTACCAGCACCGTGCCGAGATCGAAGCAGTCGTGCAGGGCACCGACCGTGACGCTACCTTCGACACACTGACCGCCAGTATTGGTGCAGCAATTGCAGCCGACCGCACGATGGGCGGCCTCTGCGACTGGGTCGAGGCGGAGGCACCGCGTCCGGTCGATCTGCCCGTTGAGGGCGCGGCCAGCCTGAAGGCGGCCGTGATCCCGGTGGTGCTGCATTATTCAACGGCCGATCCGCTCGGCTGATCCCAAAAATACGAGGAGAACACAATGGCACGAGCCCAAGGGGCGCGGGCGCAGATGGCGCTTGCGTTCGAGACGACATATGGAACGTCGCCCGTCGGCGGTTTCACAAAGATGCCCTTCGCCAGCACATCGCTCGGCGCGGAGCAGCCGCTGCTGAACTCGGAACTGCTGGGCTACGGTCGCGATCCGCTGGCACCGATCAAGGATGCGGTGACGGCCGATGGCGATGTTGTCGTGCCGCTGGACGCCGAGGCCTTCGGGTTCTGGCTGAAGGCGAGTTTTGGCGATCCGACCACGACCGGCACCGGCCCCTGGACGCATGAGTTCCAGTCGGGGTCCTGGACGCTTCCCAGCATGTCGATCGAGACCGGCATGCCAGAGGTGCCGCGCTACGCGATGTATTCCGGATGTGTGCTTGACCAGATCAACTGGCAGATGCAGCGCTCGGGGCTGCTGACCGCCACGGCTCGGCTTGTGGCGCAGGGCGAGACCGTGGGCACGACGACCAGCGCGGGCACGCCTGCCGCTCTCGAATTGCAGCGCTTCGGCCATTTCAACGGCGCGATCACCCGTAATGGCACCGCTCTCGGCAATGTCGTTTCAGCCGACATCACCTACGCCAACAATCTCGACCGGATCGAAACCATCCGCTCGGACGGCCGCATCGACGGTGCGGACCCGTCCATTGCTGCTCTGACCGGCTCCATTGAGGTGCGGTTCGCCGATCAGACGCTGGTGACACAGGCGATCAATGGCGATCCTTGTGAGCTTGAGTTTGCCTATGTGCTGCCGTCCGGCGAGAGCTTCACCTTCACCGTGCACGCTGTCTATCTGCCGCGCCCTCGGATCGAGATCTCCGGACCGCAGGGCGTGCAGGCCACCTTCGACTGGCAGGCTGCGCGCGACAGCACGATCGGCCGGATGTGCACCGCCACCCTCGTGAATGATGTGGAGATTTATTGATGCTGACCCTCGATCTGACGAATGCACCCCGCTGGCACGACCTCGCGCCGGGCGTCCGGGTGCAGCTGCGTCCACTAATCACGGCGCTAATGGTTGCGACGCGCAGCGATGCGGCTGTCGAGGCGGTCCCGGTAGACGCTTCCGATGAGGAACGCGCCGTTGCCTTCGCCAAGGCGCTGGCGCGCCGGGCAGTTCTCACTTGGGAGGGCATTGGCGACGCCGATGGCAACGTGATCGTCCCCAGCCCCGAGGCTATCGACGCGCTGCTCGATGTCTGGCCGATCTTCGAAGCCTTCCAGCTAACCTACGTTTCCAAAGGTCTGCTGCTGGAACAGGAAAAAAACGTCTCCGCGCTCTCGCCGAATGGTCCTTCGGCGGGGGCGAGCGCTACTGCGACGCGTGCCAAGCGACCTGCGAAACCTGCCCGGCGCGGCTGAACCGACCCACCACCTTTGAAGGCTGGCAGGTCTGGGACCTGGTCGGTCGTCTCGGCGGCCAGCTCCGCGTGCTGCCGGGCGCGGTGATCGGATGGGACATGTCGGCGG